AATTGATGTTTTGAAACGTCATGAGGAAACTCTTCTTGAACTTGCACGTGCCAGAAGCCTTCCGATCGGAGCTATTTACAGAGAAGTCGTATCCGGAGATAGCATCGATGCTAGACCGGAAATGGTCCGCCTTTTATCCGAAGTTGAATCCGGTATCTGGGAAGGTGTCCTTGTTATGGAAGTGGAACGTCTTGCCAGAGGTGACACTATTGATCAAGGACGTGTTCAGAGAGCTTTCTTCTACTCCAACACTCTGATCGTTACTCCAGGAAAGACTTATAATCCAGCGATTGAGAACGACAATGAATACTTCGAGTTCTCTCTTTTTATGTCCCGGCGTGAATATGCCACTATTAAACGTAGGATGCAGGCTGGGCGTATTCGATCTGTAAAAGACGGATATTATGTCGGCAACATCGCTCCATACGGTTGGAGGCGTGTAAAAGCGGATGATTGCAAGCATTTTACGCTCGTACCAGACGAAAAAGAAAATCCGGTTTTGAAACTGATGTATGATTTTATGGGAAATAAAAAATACGGATTCCAGAAGACCTGTTCTGCATTAACCGGCATGGGAATCGTTTCTCGTAGTGGAAAGCCTTTTAATCCGGCTACTGTAAAAACAATCATTTCAAACCCTGTAAATATAGGAATGTTACGTTGGAATTATCGAAAATCACAAAAAGCAATTGTAAATGGAAAAATCGCAACCAGCCGTCCGAAGGCAGATGATTATATTTTAGTAAAAGGAAAACATCCTGGATGTATCTCGGAAGATCTCTATTACCGGGCGAACTCTGTAAACTCTTCCATGACCGCTCCGGTAAAACGTAGCTGTAGAATTCAGAACCCGTTCGCCGGAATTGTCCGGTGTTCTTGTTGCGGGCGTGTCATGGTGAGAAAAAAAATGTCCACCAAACAGCCTCGTGATTATCTTATTTGCC